ATAAGAAATAATGGAATAAGCACAACTACTCTCGATGTTACCAATGAACAACTTGACTTATATAATGCCACAATTCAAGAAGCTTGCGACAGAGTTCAACAAAAATTGCTAATTGATCTAAGTCTTGGGATTGATGATTTGTCAAGCCAAACAGGGCAAGAAATTACAGCACTTGTAAATCAAAACAGTGAAAAAATTTCCGATTCAATTGGAACAATTAGGAACGAAGTGCAAGCTACTTTAACAGCAAATGCAAGCAAGACAAGTGCTGAATTAAAACAAATACTTACAGATCAATTTGCAAGCCTAAAAACAAGCCGTGTTAATATGATTGCAAACACAACCGCCGCCAATGTCACAAGCGGAATGCAATACAGTGTGTACAAGGGGCAAGGCTATAAGATGGTTTGGTTAACACAAAGGGATGGTCGTGTGCGTCCTAGCCATGCAGCGATGGAAGGGCAAACACAAGGCGAAGACGGTTACTTTGATGTAATCACAGAGAAAAAAGACAAAGAAGGAAACATAATATCAACCACGGTTGAGAAAGCACCACGGCCATTAGGTGAAGGCTTGAGCGCATCAAATGCAGTAAATTGTAGATGTCAATTATTCCCTATTGAGATATAAAATGAATATAATAAAACGCGAATTTGATCTTATAAAAAAAGATTATTACGAACACGGCGAACAACAAGATATATATACGTTTGTTGTGAGCACTCCAGAAGTCGACCGCTACGGAACAATCATAGTTCCAAGCGGTATCGATTATACAGCATATTTAAACAATCCGATTGTTTTGGCGCAACATGATTCCGACGATTGGCCGATTGGCAAATGCTTAGGTTTCATGATGAACGGCGAAAACTTAGAAGCAACTTTGCAATTTCATCGAATAACAGAAGAAGCTTGCGAGGTTGCGGACTTGGTTGCGGCTGGTTACGTGCGTGCGGTTTCTGTAGGTATTATACCAATTGAAAGCGAAGAGCAAACAATCGACGGCAAAACAGTTACCGTATATACAAAGTCTGAACTAGTAGAGTTCAGTGTGGTTTCAATACCAGCAAATCGAGAGGCATTAATAAAGAAATCAATCAAACTTAAATTAGAATCAATTTTCAACAAACTTAAAAAGGTTTACAGAATGTTAACCCCTGAACAAACCCAAGCAATAACAGATAACTTTCTGCCGATATTGCAAGACGCCGCCCTCACTTATTTACGTGACGAGCTAGGCATTGCAGAAGAAGAAGCAGCGGCGGCCGCCGAAGCTGGCACCATGGCAGCAGCCGAAGCGATGCTATTAATATTGAACGACAACGCACCAGAAGTTGCACCAACAGAAGCTCCAATTGAAGAGCCACCAGCCCCAGAAGTTGCAACAGCAAGCGTGCAAGCACCCGTGCAAAGAGTCGGCAAAAAGATTGCGGCTTCAACACAAGCGCAAATCGGTCAAGGCTTAAGCATGATCCAAGATGGATATAAAATAATAAATAAAGCAATTGTAAGCGAAGGCGCAAGGTCAATAAATATCAAGCCGTTGACAAAATTGTCAACTGACGAAATAATGAATTTAATCTAAATCAATAAAGGAAAATTTAAAAAATGGAAAATTTAATAGTAACACCAGAACAACTAAAAGAAGTTGTAAACAGAAAAGTTCAAGACACATTAAGAGCTTCAAACCCTATAAACGTGCAAGGCAATTCGAACGGATACGTAAGAATCAAAGCAGATCATGATTCACGTCGTGATCAAGCAAGAGTAATTGCAGATTACATTTTAGCAGTGCACAAAGGACGTGAAGGCGCTGCAGACGATATTGCAAGAAAAGCAAATGAAAAGTATTTAACACGTGCCAACTTCAACACAGGTACAGCAACACAAGGCGGAGCGGCGGTTCCACAATTCTGGATCGAAGAAATCATGAATTTTGCCGATCGCTTTGGATATGCACGTGCGCTTGCAAAAATTTACCCAATGCGTGGCAAAACCGAAAACTTAGTAAGCTCTGGAGCGTTCACAGGCGCAGTGGTTGCCGAAGGTTCTGGCTTAACTTTAACAGATTCAACATCATTCTTTACAGCAACTGCAATGACAGCAAAGAAAATCGTTGCGGGTGCCATCGTGTCAGAAGAGCAATTACAAGACGCAACACCAGCGTTCTTAGATTATGTGATCAATGGCCTTGGTCGTGCACTTGCTGAAACAGAAGACAAGCAATTCTTTAACGGCGACGGCAACGCGCCAAACTTCACAGGCTTAACAGGCGTTTCAGGAACTACAGTTGTAAGACAAGGTGGCGCGAATAACTCTGGTAAAGATACATTCGGCGAAATTTCATGGACTGACTTGTGGAACTTACGCTTAGGTGTTAATTCTGGCGTTGGTGCAAATGGTGCGTTCGTAGTACCTCAATCAGTATTCGGCTTCTTAATGAAAGAAACAGGCGGATCACGCCCAATCTTTGACATGGTACGTCCGATCGAAATTGCATCAATTGGTTTAACAGCTTTAGAAGGCAATTCATACTTCACACCTACAGGCCGTCCAATGCACGTGGTGCCAGATTCTTTATTCCCAACAAGTGCAGCAAACACAGCAAGTGCGTTTTATGCTGACTGGAATCAGTTCACAGTAATGGGAATTCGTGAAGACGTAAGCGTAAACGAATACAAAGAATACTTTGGCGCAACTGGTCTTGGTGGTACACATCAAAAAGGTATTGAAGTTGTTGAGCGTGTTGCTTTTGCATTCCCTGCACCAAGCGCAATCGGTGTTCTTAAGACTTCAACTACTTAATAGGAATTTGATATGTTGCAAAGCGTAATTTTATTGAAACCGTATGGCGGTGTTTCCGCTGGATATGAGACAGCATATTCAAAAGAAATAGCAGATAAACTAATTAAAGAAGGAATTGCAATTGCATTACCAGTTGCAAAAATTGAACCCAAAAAGGTAGGTAAATAATATGCCATATACAAGTGCTTATCCAAAGCAATTCACAGCATTTATGAAGTTTCTTAACATGGAAACATCAGGCGATCCAACGGCGGAGGAGACAGCCTTGTATACTTGGTTTGATGATGTATTTACAACTTGTTACGTAGAGGCTGAAAGCTATTGCGGTCAGCCTTTGCGGACAGGTACAATACAATACCAATTTTACGCTTCTAAGTGCCAACAGGGGCTCGAAGCGAATCACTCATGGAAGTTTGTACCATATAACGCAAACACAACGCTCACAGCGTTGCAATGGCGTGAAAATGAGTTCGCAACGTATGCAAATTACAGCGCAACGAATTATAATTATAATCAAGAGCCGTATGCGAATTATATCGTATTTCGTGACAAGTCCACAGGGCAATTTAAAGCAACGTTGTCCACAGGATGGACGGATACAAATATGCCGTATCAAATCTTGCAAGGTATTGCAGAAATGGCGGGATTGATATACAAGCAATCGCCAAACGGTGGCAATTGGTTCGGGCTTGGTTCGATCTCAAGCGGTGGGGCTGGTCAAACGGTGTCAAATAGCTTGAAAGAAAAGATTGATTGGCAAAAGTATTTTGCAAAGTATGTAATCCCAACGGTGTAAGATGTTTAATATTAATGAACTGGAAAACATATTAAAGCCAATTATTAACGATCAGTTATTGCGGTTCCCTTTTGTTATGCAAGCGTATATCGGTTCGAACATGGTCAACACTGGATTAAAAACAAGGATTGCACCCAGCACAAACACAAGGCTTGAAATCAACACAGGCAATTTATTCAGAAGCTTTGCAAAGGGTGGCGTTGGTAATATATACAAGACAAAAGTAAGCGGCGACTTATACGAACTTGAATACGGTTCAAGTTTACCGTATGCAGCAATCCATGAATACGGCGGTTTTATAAAGTCAAAAGGCAAAATGCACAAATACTTTTGGGCACGCTTTGCAGAAACAAAAAACACGTACTTTAAAAACTTGGCATTGCACGTGCAAAAAAAAGGCGGTGTGCAAATTCCCAAACGTCCGTATTTTGCGCCGTCGGTAAGCAAGTTCAAAAGCAATGGGAAATATCAAGAAGATGTAAAAGCAAATGTAATAAAAGGAATAAGAGCATGGCAAGAGAATCAGCGGCGATCACAAGCATAATTGAAGAGCTTAGCAAAATGGAAGGCGTAAAAGTGTACGATCAAGTCCAAATTGATAAATGGAATACGTACAATTTTAATTATGTCGGCGTTTTGAGCGGAGCGGACACCCGTGAAAACGAATTATTTGAGGATGATTCAGCATATGCAAATCGTGGTTCATTAGAAATTTATTTACTTGTTGGTGTGCAAGTCAAGAAGTCAAACACACAAAAAGCAGTATTAAGAAACGCACTTGCAGATCTTTGTGAAAAGGTGGAGTATATGTTGCAAAACCATGGTATTGAATCGTACATAACTGACTACGAAAGCACAGAGTTTGCGCCCGTGCACTTTGTTGACTCGCAAGCCGTGACCTTTTCAGACGATGAAACAAAAGGCGTTGCATTCATGACGTTCAGAACACTTTATTACAGGAATTAATATGCGTCTTTCTGTTTGTGTTCTTTATTCAGATAATGAAAATTTAATTAGATGGCGAAAAGCTTTGCCAATCGAAAACGTGCAAATGATTGCACTTAAAACAACGCACGATGAAACAATTACAGAGCCAATATTTGAAGAAATTGGCGTCACGCCAAATCTGGTGGCTTTGCAGTGGAAGTACAACGACTTTGAAGAACAATTCGACTTTTCATATTTGCGCAATAAATGCGATGAGTACGCCCAAGGCGACTGGATCCTACACATTGATTCGGATGAATACTTAACGACGCCCCACGCCGATTTGTGGGCGTTTCTTGATGCTTTAGATGAGACAGATGCGGTGGCTGGTTACGTAACTGTTTACGGGTTGCTTAATAAAAGCGGAAAGATTCGAGATCGATATGCAAATCCAAACATGAGATTGCACAGGCGGTCGGCTGGTTTAAAATGGAGCGGTATTTGTCACGAAACTTTAGACGCCGACGCACACAAAGGAACTTGGGCAGACACTGAAATCATGCTATATCACGAAGGGTATATGATTGAAGAAGACGAATTTAATTTTAAAAGCATTCGAAATGCTAAATTATTAATAAGAGAATATCGACGAGAAAAAAGCGAAAGAAATTGGAATTATTTACATAGAACATTCACATTAATTAAACAAGGATAATACCATGGCAGTAATAGGTGGCGGTAACCTCTCTGTATTTTTTACAGCAGATGAAGTCTACGGAACAGTAGGCACAACAAAACTTGCAACTTTTACAAAAAAAATTAAAACAAGCGTTTCAAGAACAAATTTTACACTTGATCAAAACGAAGACCATCCAGATCTTACAGCGTTTTTTGATGCTTACGCACCCGTTCAACAAGCAACTAGCGATGCTGGTGAATATGAAGACGGCGTAAAATTCAATTCAGCAACTGCAAACAGTCAAACACTTTTGCAAATAATTTATGGTGGCAAATTAGCAAGCACCGACCAACTAACAACTACAAAGCGTAAAGTTGTTTTAATGCTTTGCAAATTAGCACAAGACACAGGTTCTTTTGACATGGAATCTGGCAAATATACAAAGCCAAAAGTTTCAGGCGAAGTTGTTAACAATGATGTTGCGGTTACTGTAGGGACTGCAATTTTTGACACAAATTTATTGCAAGCAACTTCAATTGTAACAGTTACAATACCAATCGACACAGGATATAAAGAAGTTTGGATAACTTGTCTTAAATAATTTGATTTTACAACGGGGCGGAAAGTCCGCCCCTTATTTTTAACATGGAGAAAAGTATGAAGTTATATTTGAATGAAATTGAACAAGAAGTTCCCTTATATACAATTTTGACACCAGCGCTTTA